ATGGTCGTATATCTCCCTTGAACGAGAGCGTAAGTCATGACTAAGGGCGATCTGGTCATAATTGGTCAACAACCCGACGAGATAGGCTCTAATCGGCTGCAATCGGTTTTCGACCCGGAATCAGCTAATCTATTTGGCTCACCGACGCCCAGAATCCACACGCCGCTCAATGATTTACCATCTAGGGGCTTTGAGATCATAGATTTAGCTACTGATCTAAAGCAAGAACTAATGCCATGGCAAAAATTCGTGCTTGAACATGGTCACAAAACTTTACCTAATGGGCGCTGGGCTACCCCTATTACCTGTACGACTGTCGCACGTCAAAATGGAAAATCGTTTTTAATGAATATTCGAATCCTTGCCGGACTCTTTCTCTGGGACGAACCTATCCAAATTGGCTCAGCTCATAGACTTTCGACATCGTTTGAACAATTTAGACATTTAGAAAATCTAATTGAGGGTAGCGATTATCTCAGCAAGCAAGTCAAGCGGATTAGGCGTCGCCATGGCGAGGAAGAAATCGAAACCAAAAAGGGCGCTCGATTTATGATCCGAGCTGCTGGCTCAGCTGCTCGCGGTATCTCAGCTCCAGAAACTATTCATCTCGACGAGCTTCGTATGATGAAAGACTTAGAAACTTATGCTTCGCTTCGATATACCCTTATGGCGTCTAAGAATCCCATGGTTGCCGCCTATACCAACGCTGGAGAATCTGATTCTTTAATTCTCAACCAAATTCGCGAAAGAGCCATGGCTGCGATCGCTGGAGCTGACGATCCCGAGATAGGTTATTTCGAATGGAGCGCTCCGACTGACGTTATCTCGCTGGAAAATGCAACGTATAGCAATCCAGCACTCGGTCACACTATTAACATCGGCAACATTAAGTCCGTTCTAAATGACGATCCGACTATCGTAATGACTGAGGTAATGTGCCGCTGGGTACAAACAATTACCGGAGTCGTGGACGCTGAGAAGTGGAAAGAATGCGCTAATCCAGAAATAGATATAGATACCGAAAGACTTTCATGGCTAGCGATCGACGTGACACCGGATCGAAAACAAGCTGCTCTCGTTATAGCCCAAAAGCTAGGCGATGAGGATTTCATTGTAAAGCTACTTCATACATGGTCTAACGATTTACACTTAGACGATCGAGCGATTGCAAATGACATCGCGCCCTATTGCCGAAAGTATCCACTCCAGTACGTTCTCTATTCTCAGAAAGCCGCTGGGTCGATCGCCACGCGATTACGTCCAGCTGGTATCCCGATATTCGACATGGATTCGTCATACCCTCAAAGCTGCGATGAATTGCTAGGAGCGATCAACTCTGGGCGACTTAAGCATAGGAATCAAGGCGAGTTAACGGCTCAAATACTTTCAGCGGTTAAATTTCAACGTGGCGACGCTGGCTGGGTAATTGGACGTCGAGGACAAGCCCCAGTTTGCGCCGCGGTAGCGACGGCGCTAGTAACACACTTCGCGACACGCCCAGAGATGGACTTCGATATTATGACGGCGTAGTGCTATAAGCCTGACACAATTCGCGCATGGGTATTCGTGATTTATTTGCGTCAAAGGTGGAAGCCGTAGCGCCGCTACAAGGTAGCGACGTAGAAGCTAGTTATTTACCTGTACCTACAATAGATTCACTTTTTACGTTTAACGGCGGCGTACTTACCGCGACGCGTGAGGAAGCGATGAGTATTCCTACGATCGCTCGTGCTCGTGGGATTATATGTTCGTCCATCGCTTCGATCGGATTACAACTCCGGGACAATACGACGGGGCTCGAAGTGCCAGCGCCCCGCGTTATTCGTGATCCCGATCCACGCGTCCCGGGAAGTACGACGTACGTCTGGACAGCTGAGGATTTATTATTTTACGGATTTGCTTACTGGCAAATTACAGAATTATTTGCGGACACACTTCGCGTTCGTTCGGTACAAAGAATCGCACCGACTCGCGTCGGATATTTTTTAAACAATAACGGAACAGAGATCGACCATTACACAATCGACGGAAAACAAATTCCTGATTCTGGCGTGGGCTCGATGGTCGTATTTTACGGCAACGATGAGGGGTTACTCAACAGAGCTGGTCGCACTATTAGAACAGGTGCGGAACTCGAGCGAGCAGCTGCGAACTATGCGCGTGAACCGATTCCGTCGATGGTATTAAAATCAAATGGAACAGCGTTACCAGCTGATCGAATTGCTAAACTCCTAGAGTCATGGGGAACTTCGCGCCGTAATCGTTCGACGGCGTTTCTTAATGCTGACGTAGAATTACAAACAGTCGGCTTCGACCCTGAAAAATTACAGCTGTCAAGTGCGCGTTCCTACATCGCGACCGAATTGGCAAGGGCAATCGGAATTCCGGCGTTTTACGTTGACGCTGAAACTGGATCGAGCATGACTTACTCAAATGCGAACGTAACTAGAAAAACATTATTAGATTTTAGCTTGATTCCGCTAATGACTTCGATTTCCGAACGTTTATCTATGCCGGACTTCGTGCCATCATCACAAACCGTCAATTTCCGACTAGAGGATTACTTACGCGGAAGCGAAGCCGAGCGCGTCGGAATTTACAAAACGTTATATGACATCGGCGCGATCAGCGTCGAGGAAATCCGACAAGCTGAGGAAATGATTAAATGAAGCTAAACATGCCGCTAACAATTACATCAAGCGACAGCGAATCGCGCACAATTACGGGACGCGTCGTAACATGGAACGAGACTGGATCAACTTCCGCTGGACTTACTACGTTTAAGCCAGAATCTATTGCGACTAAAAACGTTAAATTATTACTAGAACACGATCGCACTCGCCCAATCGGAAAGGTCTTATCTATGACCGCAACCGAACAAGGGATCGACGCGACATTTAAAATCGCGGAGACAACAGCCGGAAACGACGCACTAGTGGAAGCCGCGACGGGTCTCCGCGATGGTTTTAGTGTCGGAGTTAAAGTTAACGCACACGATTTCGTAGATGGCGTATTAGTAGTAGCTAAAGGCTCTCTCGATGAAGTCTCTTTAGTTTCTGAGCCAGCCATCGACAGCGCTCGGGTAAGTTCCGTAGCTGCGAGCGAAACCGAAACCGACGAGGAAGTCGAATCAACCGATGAGAATTCTGATTCCGTAGATGAGGAAACAGAGGAAACAAATCCAACAACAGAAGGAGACGAAGTGTCAGACACTACCGAAACCGTCGCAACTGCCGAAACGGTAGAAGCGTCGAAGCACGTTCCAATGGCGTACACCGCCCCACGTTCGCCAATCGTGGATAAGGTTTCTTATCTACAGTATTCACTTAAGGCGTCAGTTTTACACGATGAGGACGCTCGCCAATATGTTAAGGCTGCCGATAACTCAACATCAACAGCTCCGGGCATGGTTCCAACACCACAGAGCCGAACAGTTATTAACGCGTTAGCAAATGCTGATCGTGGCATGATCGACGCCCTATCTCGCGAAGCTCTTAGCGCTACAGGCATGACTTTCGAGCTGCCTAAAGTCACAGGCGTTCCAACCGTTAGCAATATCGCGGAAAATGCTCCAGTAACAGAATCACAATTAACAGCGAGCTATATTTCGGTTCCTGTAAATTCATTTAAGGGACGCGCGATTTCGACGATCGAGCTCATCGACCGGTCTGATCCCAGCTACCTAACAGCCCTCCTCCAGAATCTTGAGTTCGCGTACGCTAAAGTTACAGACGAGTTCGCTACAGGAACAATCGTGGCAGCTGGTCAATCAACAGGAGTGAACGCAAACACAGCTACCGGATTCCTTGCTTACACATCACAAGCCGCTGGTGCTGTTTATTCATCATCACTCGGCTTCGCTCGTAACCTTGTAGTTAGCCCGGGACAATGGACTAACATCATGGGCTATAACGACAATGGCGCACCTCTTTACAATGCCGCCCAACCTAGCAACGCGGCGGGATCTGTGCGTGGCGATTCACTTCGCGGCGTAGTTTCACCGGGCTTAAATCTATTCGTCTCACGTTCCATCGGTAACGCTGGCGCGACTACATCTGTCGGAGATAATTCGATGGTAGTTATCAACCCTGACGCATGGACATGGTATGAAAGCCCACGTTTCGAGCTGCGTACTAATATCCAATCCGACGGAACCGTGGATATTCTTTACTATGGTTACGCCGCAATTGCTCCAAAGATTCCATTTGGCGCTTGCTGGAACCAAGTCTAAAAAATAATCATCGGTCGTTTCGCTCCCGAGGCGACCGAGCAGAATACAGAGAGGATCGCTAATGCCAATTATTACCGCGGACGAACTTCGCGCCGTTCTAGGCGTTAGCGATTCTCTTTACCCTGACGCATATCTCGATCTTATGATCGCGAGTGCTGAGGGTGCGATCTTGCCCTTACTTACTGGCTATCAGTCAGCTGTTACAGGTATTGAAGTCAAAGACTCAATGGCGTTTTACACTACTCAACGAATTAACTATTTCGTTCCGGGTCAAGCTGTCGAGATTACAGGTTGCGGAGCCGCTTTTAATTTAACTGTCACAGTTAACGATCATCGAATTGCGCCTTACATATTTACGACCGCGACAGCTGCACCTGATCAAATCTTTACACCGATTATTCCAGCTGGGTTAGCCTGTTTAGACGGCTCAACAGCTGGCGACCTTTATTCAGGCGTCCAACCTGTGAAGTCCGCAATTCTTGTCGTATCGGTTGAAGTATTTCAGTCGATCACAGCTCCGGGCAATACTACGGCTCAACTAGATTTTCAGCCGAGCCCGTTTGTACTCGGGCGGTCACTCCAAAATCGTGTAATCGGGCTCTTAGCTCCGTTCGTTGACGTCGAAACTATGTGTCAATAATGCCAACGACGATTCAGGCTGACGTTCGCGCGCCGCTGGCGACCGCTCTCGCTGGCGTAACCGCGTCCGTCTATGAGTCAGTTCCCGAGGCGATAATCGCACCCGCATGTCTAATTATTCCGGGAACGCCGTATCTTGAAACTCGACTAATTAGCAGCGCAATTCAGCTCAAAATAAATTTTACTATCGCGGGCGTCGTTGCCTATAACAATAACGCGGGAGCGCTCGACAATCTCGAGCAACTCTCACTCGAAATTCTCGCGGCTATTCCGTCGGGATATGAAGTCGGCGACGTATCGCGTCCGTCGATTATTT